ACTGGGATATCTGGAGACTTGATGTTTTGTGGCCACCACTACAATAAAATAATGGATAACGCTGAAGGATATAAAAAAATGATGTCTTTTGCTCTTACTGTACTTGATGAGCGAGAAAAACTTATTGAAAACAAAGCCAAAGGAAAAGATTACTAATGATTATTCAGATTATCGGACTACCTGGTTCTGGCAAAACAGAACTAGCAAAGGCTTTAAAAGAAAGAATTAACGCTATTCATCTTAATGCAGATGAGGTTCGTGCAACAGTCAACTCAGACTTGGGGTTTTCTCCAGAAGATAGACTTGAACAGTCCCGTCGCATGGGAGAGATGGCTCGTCTAATTTCCAAGCAGGGTGTTGCTCCAGTAATTGTTGACTTTGTTTGTCCAACAGATCTAACTCGTGCAGCATTTGGTAAGCCAGACATCTTAGTATTTATGGACACAATTGCAGAGGGTCGATTTGAAGACACAAACAAAATGTTTGAAATACCAACAGAGTTTGATGTATCATTTATTAGTCACAACTTAGATGCAGAAGCAAAGGCATCTCACATCATTGATAAGTTTGGTCTTCATGATTGGTCTGCACCTACAACTCTTATGCTGGGTAGGTATCAGCCTTGGCACGAAGGCCACCACGCCCTTTACAAGGAGGCAGGCAAGAGAACTGACCAAGTACTTCTTGGAGTCCGTAATACCTACAACACAAGTGAGAAAGATCCACTTAAGTTTGATCAGGTAAAAGAATATATTGCTAAGGATGAATTTATGGATGGTGCATTAGTACTAAGACTACCTAACATTACCAACATTGTATATGGTCGTGATGTAGGGTATAAGATTGAACAAGTAGATTTGGGGGCAGACATTCATGCTATTTCGGCTACTGAAAAACGCAAGCAAATGGGTCTTTAAACAGATAGAAGAAGGTGGTCGCAGAATGAATGAAACAGAAGAGCGACTAATGTTTAGGAATAAAGATGACAGTAACAAGGAGTAGATCTTTTGTTAAAGCATTAAGTTATCGCATATGGGGAACACTTTCTTCCGTTGCAGTTGCCTATGTCATTACAAAAAACGCTTCTTTATCTGTGAAGATTGCATTTTGGGAAACGGTAGTTAAAGTATTTATTTACTACGCACATGAGCGTGGATGGAATAAAGTTAAATGGGGGAGAAAGTAATGTTATCAATAATTAAGAAAAAAAAGCAAGAAGACTGGAGATATCGATATTATGGAAATCATGATGTAAGTGATATTTTAAATAAACTTTTATCTTACCCAGAAGAAGAGTGGTGGCTTGATAGAACACGCCAACAAATGTTTCCTTTTGTTCATAAAGAAACAACAACTATATTTGTATCTGAGATTGATATTGTAGGGTGGGAATTGGGACAACCTTTTCAGCCAACAGTTAGACTTAAAGATCCAGAACTTTGGAAAATGATAGAGCCAATAGTTAGCCATTATGAAAAACAACATGATGGAAAAGCAGGCAAAGTAGCATTTTTGAGATTGCCTGTTGATAAAGTTGTTTACCCACATTGTGACGAGGGTGATTATCTAGGTCTTGTTCATAGACACCACATAGCAATTCAAACAAATGAAGATGCTATCTTTTCAGTTGATACAGAAGAAAAACATATGAAGGCTGGAGATTGTTGGGAAATCAACAATGCAAAAACTCATGGAGTAGCAAATAATGGTACAACAGATAGAATTCATCTAATGTTTGATATCATGCCAAACAAACATATTGAATAGGAGAAAATGATGTTTGAATATTATGTAAAAAAAGTAACAAAGGTCGTTGATGGAGATACCATCGATGTCGAAATTGATTTAGGGTTTGACATTTCTTTTAGTTCAAGAGTCAGACTGGCTGGCATTGACACACCTGAGTCTCGTACAGCAGACAAGGCTGAAAAGGCTTTAGGACTGGAAGCAAAGGCTTATTTGAAGCATGCTATCGACGGGGCTAAGTCTGTAGTGATCAAGACTGAGAAGATGGATTCATCTGAAAAGTATGGTCGTATTCTTGGTTGGGTATATCTTGATGGAGATACCGTTTCTATTAATGATAAGATGATTAATGATGGTCATGCCTGGGGATACATGGGCGAGACCAAGGTAAAAGATTTTGTAGCACTTGCAAAGGCTAGAGCAAAGTCTGGCAAGTAATGATAGATTTTAAAATTAATGTAATAGAAGATTTTATAACTTTAGAAGATGCTGACACATTTGTAAGTTATATAAAAAATAATTGTTCAGATAGAACAAAATTTTATACTCCTATAAAACATAAAATTGAGAATAAAATAAGGTATGAATCACACATACCAGAAAAGCATGCATATTCAAATCATTCAGAAATTCTACATTTATTAAAAAAATACTCGGATAAATTTTTATTAGAGTGTAACCTTTTTTTTAAAGATAGTGAAGAACTATACTTAACTGCACAGTGGATGACAATGTTAGGTTCAGGTAGCGCTCTTGCGCCACATAGAGATAACCATAAAGGAGCAGAGCATTTATTTAGAAGTGGTGTAATTTATTTAAATGAAGATTTTGAGGAAGGATATTTAAATTTTCCAGATAGAGATCTTACAATTAAACCAAAAAAGTTAAGTCTTGTTCTTTTTGATTCTAAAGAGGTACACAGAATAACAGAAGTTTTATCTGGTGTAAGAATAGCAATGCCTATTTGGGCAACGAATATAAAAGAAAAGGAAGTCTCCTATGAACTTTGAAGATGATGAAATACAAAGGCTTATAGACCTTGGTGCTCTTGAGTTTGTTGGGGTAGAAATAGAAACAGGAGAGCCTTTGTATAGGCCAACAGAAATACTAAAAAGTATTGATCCAGACTTAAGCAAAGAGATGTCTATTTACTTTTCACAAACAACAATGAGGTTGTGGGAAAAGGGTTTCCTAAACATGGATGTGACGCTTAAAAATCCTTCAGTAACTCTTTCAGAAAAATCTTTTGATGCAGAACTTATAGACTCTTTACCAAAAGAAGAAAAAACAATCATTCAAGAAATAATTAGAGTTCTTTCAGAAAAAAAGTGATACAATGAAGATTGGGGGTATCTATGAATAACTTGTACGGTGCTGCTGGTCTAACTCTAACTATACTATTAGTTTTATTTACATATGTATTTGCATCAAGATCTAACAAAAGTACTCCAATTGTTAGCCAGGCCATGCTTCTTTATAGGTACAACGGAACCAAAAAATATTCAAGGAAACTGGTTACAAAAACTCAGTCAAAAATGCACCATGACAAAACAAATGTCAAGGTTATTATCCTAGATAATCAAGCATACTGGATCAAAAATAACATTTTTTACAAGGCTCCATTAGTAGATCAACTAATAGACAAAGATTCTGCAGAAGAAGTTGACACAATAAACATGGATAAGGTACAATTAGACAAGATGCTTTTTATAATGGACAAACTAAGAGAAGGGATTAACGATGATAGTAGGGGTTCAAGGGACGAGTAGTTTTGACAACTACAATATCTTCTTAAGATCAATGGCTGTTGCCCTTTCTGAGTTACAAGAAGAAGACAAAGATTTTATTGTATATTCTGCTGGACCAAACAATATAAACATGATGGCTATGGAATTTGTAAACTTATCTGAAAGAGGAATGAAGTCAAGAAAAAAGAATATAAAGTTTTTTAAGGTTACTCCTGAATGGATAGAAGCAAATATAAAAGATTTTAATCATTTTGCTTTTCTTTCTAATCCAAAAGAACCTGTTTCAAAGACTGTTTATTCATCAAAACTAAATAACATAAACACAAACGTATACACATTTTAAACACATTAAAATTAAGTATACCCAAACTGTGCTACGCACACAAAAGAACGGAACAAAATGAAAACGATTAATTCTTTAAGCGTTATGGAATCAATAGTAAACAGTAACAAGCAACTGTCTTGGGACGGATGGACTGTGGTTGAAACATTTCCATCAGATAAAGCATACTTTTCAAAGTTTGGAATCTACAAAAATAATAAATGGCAGATGAAGAAAGAATTTATTCCTTCTAACAAAGGATGGGAAATCCCAGATAAGTATGTGAGATAAATGAATAAGTATAAATGGAAAGACACTGCAGTATGCTTAGACTACGACACAAATTTATTTTTTGATAAGTATGAAGAAGATGAGTTGTTGAGGCCAGCCATAGATGCCTTGTGCTCTTCTTGCTCAGTAAGAAAAGAATGCTTCTCTGTTGGTATATCTGGCAAAGAGTGGGGCATATGGGGTGGGGTATACTTAGAAAATGGAGAAGTATCTAAAGAGTTCTCTAGCCATAAGAGTAAGACTGACTGGGGTAAAACTTGGCAGTCGTTAACAATGGAGTAACATGTACACAGATTCAATGAGAAGAGCGTTTCGATCACTAAATGCTCCTAAAAATTTTTCTTTACAGATTATAGATAATGACAATTTCTTAACTGTAAAGGCCAGTGAAAAAGATTTTATGTCTTTGGAGACAGTAGAAATGAAAAGAGAGGCAATAGAATACATGATTCGTGTAAAGAAAGCACTAGAAGATAATGGTGCAATTGTGTTGCTTGTTAGAGAAGGGGGTAAAGAGTTATGATTGAGTCAGTCTTGGTTGGAACCTTCGTTTTTTTAACCTTGTTATTCTTGTCACTATACCTGGTTCAAATTAAAAAGAATCGTGCAATTCTTGCAAATACCTTAAAACTTTTAATAATGCAAGAATCTCTGAACAGCGAAAATAAAACAGACAAAGAACAAGCAGATGAGGCTTTTTTAAAATTTGTTTCAGATTCTCGTGACTGGGCATATCAATACATAGATGAGGCTCAAGAAGGTTTAAATAAGTTTATTACTGATATTGAGCCTGAGATAGCCTATTTTGATGAGTATGGTATAGCAAGTTCAGCCTATCCGCACTATCACTCTATGAAGAAAATATCGGGGGCTTACAAAGAATTAAAAAAACTACTTCCAGACGACTATGGTAAAATAGATACATGATAACAAATCCTTCCGAAAAAGACGAAATCTATTTAGCAAATGTTGCAAAAATAGGAGGCTCTACAAACAATATACAGTATATAGAAAACGTATTGCCTGAAAAAGATCACAAGGCTCTTATTGATTATATAAAGATTGCTGAGTCTTGGGAAGAGCAACCATGGAAGGCCATAACTGTTCAAGCACAAAATTTACCAGAAGAAATTCTTGAAATTCTAACCAGAGTATTTGAAATTGTTCATAAAAAGTCTGTAGATCTTTACGATGTAGCAATTAATCCCTTTGCTAAGCCTGCACTACACATAGTTAAGTTTGTAAAAGGTTTTTATTTACAACCACATGTAGATACTTTGTCATACGAAGGAAATCACATTGCATCAGTATATTATATTAATGATGACTATGCTGGTGGAGAAATCAATTTTCCAGATCATAAGTTAGAAATTAAACCAAAGGCTAATAGTTTAATTATTTTTCCTGGCAATGAAAGTTATTTGCACGAAGTACGTGAAATTCTTGACAATAACAGATATAGTTCTGCTATGTGGTTTCAGTTTACTGGTTCTAGTTTTAATAAAAAAGCAGAATGGTATGATATATAAATGACAAATCCAAACCTAGGAAATTCTGCAAACAATATACAAGTAACAGAAAATGTTTTGTCTCAGGAAGAGCACAAGCAACTGCTTGACTATGTTATAAGCGTAGATTCTTGGCAAGTTCAGCCTTGGGGTGTTAAAGTTTTGCCACCACAAGGAATGCCAAAAGAAATTGTTAAAATGTTAGATAAAGTTTTTATGCTTGCCTATCAAAAGTGTACAGAATTTTATGATGTAAAACTTTATCCTTTTGAAAATGAAAAAGTACCCTTAGTTAAGTTTGAAAAAAATTATAAGATGAACGAGCATGCAGATACAACAGGAGACTTTGCAGCAATATATTACATCAATGACGACTATGATGGAGGAGAAATCAATTTTATGGATCATAACATAAAGATTAAGCCGAAGTCTAACAGTTTTGTCACATTTCCTAGCAATGCAGACTATTGGCACGAAGTGCTTGAAAATACTGGAAAAGAAAGATACTCTGCTACTAACTGGTTTAAGTATGATGGATCTAGTATAGAAAGACCACCGCTAGGTTTAACTAGGTGATAAACTTATTATGAACTTTTATTTTATTAATCCATACTTTGAGTTGTTTACTGAAATGGAAGATGCTGGTATCACTGGAACTCTTCTTACATACCACTCAAAAGAATCTGATTATTTTATAAAGGTAGCAAGAGACCTCGATATTCATAAAAAAATTAAGTATATGATTGCTATTAGGCCACACCTTATATCACCAGAGTATTTAGTTAGATTGACTGAGGGTATTAAAGAAATTTCTGAAGGAGATAGAATACAGATAAATTTAGTTTCTGGTGCGGTAGTTGATGAAGAGTCTAAAATGGATAGAACTGTAGGCCCAATTACAAACAAGTCAACCACACAAGAAAGATCTAATTATCTTATAGAATACATTAAACTGTTGAATCAATTGCCAGAAGACAAAAAACCAGACTACTATGTCTCTGCAACTAATAATTTTACTATTGAAGCAGCATCAACATATGATGATAAAATGATGATTCCATACCATAAATATATAAACGACAAGCATAATTTAAAAGATAAAAAAGTTATGGTTTATTTGGCCCCTATTCTGAGAAAAACACGAGAAGAGTTAGACAATTTAACTGGATACGAAGTAGAACACATAGAAGACATTAAGTTTACCTATGAAGAAATGAGTAATTTAGTTAACAAACTTGAAGATGAAGGCATTAAAGAGATGATGATATCTGCCTGGAATAAAGAAGATCTTGAAATAAACATAGACTTTGTTAAAGAGTACAACCTAAAGAAATGGAAGTAATAATGAAAGACATTGTTTTATCAATATTAACAGGTTTTGGATGTGGTGTAGTATTTGCTGCATTCAAATTGCCAGTCCCAGCACCACCAGTTTTTGCGGGAGTCGCAGGAATTATTGGTCTATGGATTGGTTTTACAGTACTAACAAAAATAATATCCTAGGAGGAAAATTATGAATCAACAAATCAAAAACGCACTAGCGTCATACGGAAGATCAGTACTTGGAGCAGCAACAGCAATGTATGCTTCTGGAGTTACAGATCCACAGACACTAGCATACTCACTACTTGGAGCACTAATCCCCGTAGCATTGAGAGCAGCAAACCCTAAT